GAATTGATGGATGCAACGTTATATATAGAGAAGTTAAAGAAAGAATTGTGATTTCAATTATTGACATAGCAACATTAATATTAGTAATATACACATTGGCAGTAATAAGTGACATAAAAAACAAAATAAATGACAGACAGAGAAAAAAACGCAAGTGATCAAGCACAGAAATTAATCAGCAGATACATCAGCGAATGTGGTGTTGATGAGGATTCCGCAAAAAAAGGAGTTTTGATTTTAGTAGATGAGATATTTAAATGGGGTTTACCTTATAGATATCAGATAGAATTTTGGACAGAAGTAAAAAGATATTTAAAATGACTGCACAGGAAATTAGCGATAAGATAATCAAGAAAACAGGAGTTAATGTTTTTGAAGATACAAGGAGGAAGGAAGTGATTCATTACCGTTCACTACTCATTTACCTTCTTAGAGAAAAGATGAATCTTAGATGGATGAACATAGCGTTATTCTTTAAGGCAAATGACAAGAATATAACACACGCAACTGTCATACATTCACATCATTATTACAAGGTGTATAAGGATGAAAATCCTAAGTTAGAAGAGTTAGAAAAACAGTTTAACTTTACACCTGTCGATCTTGACACACTAGATAAAATACATATGCTAGAAAATAAGGTTAAAAATTTAAAAAAAGTAATTCAGAGATATGAAAAAGTTAATTAAAAAAATAGGTGAATACATAATAGATTACTTCACAGATACTGATTCTAATAAATTAGAGATTAGTATTCCCAAAAACTTCAAGACAAAGAAGGAGCAGAATTTCTTTATTAGAAGAACAAAGGATTTTATAATAGAAAACACAGAAGTTGGATAATGGAAGATTTTGATAAGGATTATGAGGATGGGAATAATATTGAGAAAGTAGTATTAAATCGGATATTAAAAAAGCATCCAAAAGCCTATATCAAAGAAGGATTATTTAAAGGGTGGGATATACACATTCCCGAAATAGATAAAACAGTAGAAGTTAAGTTTGATCGTGTTGCTGAGAAAGGTAAAAACATCTTAATCGAAATTGAATCAAATAATGAACCATCGGGAATGTCAACATCAAAGGCTGACTTTTGGGTAATATATGACAACATTGAATTCTATTGGTTTAAGACAGAGCAGATAAGAAAGTGTATCTATGAGAACAAATTAGAATGGAGAGAATATAGAGCGAAGCAAGACAAGAAATTAAAAAAGGCTTACATGATAAATAAAGAATTACTTTTAAAATACAAATTGAATAAACAAAAATAAATCTATGGATGGCAGACAAAAAAATGGAGGGGCAAGAGAAGGAGCAGGACGCCCTAAAAAGGCAGATGAAGAAAAGTTAATAGAAAAACTAGATGCATTAATTGATTCGGATAAGGTAGTAATGAAACTAGGTGAGATGTGTCTTAAAGGAGATTCAAGAGCATTAACACTTTACTTCAATTATCGATATGGAAAGCCAAAAGAGAAGATAGACATCTCTGCAAGTGAAGGTTTAAATGTCAACTTTAAGGATTTGATTCAGTTTAGTGATTAAGGTTAATCCAAAGTATTCACCAATATCAAAAGCGGATTCTAGGTATTTTATTGTAACAGGTGGGAGAGGAAGTGGTAAATCCTTTTCCATTAATTTAATGTTGTGCCTTTTAACCTATGAGAAAGGACACGTTATCCTTTTCAGTAGGTACACTTTAACATCTGCTTATGTTTCTATCATTCCCGAATTTATAGAGAAGTTAGAACTGCTTAATATTTTTGATCATTTCCAAATAACAAAGGATGAGATTCAAAATAAAATATCGGGTAGCAAGATTATCTTCAAGGGAATAAAAACTTCTTCGGGTGATCAAACTGCTAATCTAAAGTCATTGCAAGGTGTCACTACATTTGTATTGGATGAGGCTGAAGAACTAACCAATGAGGACACATTCGATAAGATAGATTTATCGGTTAGATCGCAAACGCAAACCAACAGGATCATCTTGATTTTAAACCCAACCACAAAGGAACATTGGATTTACCAAAGGTTCTTTCAAGACAAAGGAATGCAAGAGGGTTTAAACACTAGCAAAGAGGATGTGACATATATCCACACAACCTATCTTGATAACATTCAAAACCTTTCAGAAAGTTACCTATCCCAAATAGACAATATTAAGGTAAGACGCCCAAATAAATACAAGCATCAAATACTTGGGGGATGGTTAGATAAAGCCGAAGGTGTAATTTTCGATAATTGGAAAATAGGAGAATTTAAAAAGGTAGGGGTTTCTGTCTTTGGACAAGACTATGGATTTGCATCAGATGAATCTACGCTGATTGAAACCAACATTGACACAACAAATAAAATCATTTATTTAAGGGAATGTTTTTATATCAAACATCTAACCACATCACAGATTGCTGAACTGAATTTAAAACACGCAGGTGATGCTTTAATAATAGGGGATAGTGCAGAACCTAGATTGATAAATGAACTAAAATCTAAGGGTAGTAAAATAGTTGCATCTGTAAAAGGACAAGGTTCTATTACCTATGGAATATCCTTGATTCAAGATTATGATTTAATAGTATCTGAAGATTCGGTTAATCTGATTAAAGAACTTAACAATTACTGTTGGCTAGAACGTAAATCAAAAACTCCACAGGATTCCCACAATCACCTTCTTGATGCACTTAGGTACTCGGTTACCTATCAATTACAAAACCCCAATAGGGGTAAATATCATGTTAGATAATAAAGTTTTTGTTTTATAACTTTATTGTTGTATCTTGCATCTAAGATTAACAAACAAACAAACAAAATGGAAAATTCAAATCAAGCACAACTCAAATACTTAAAAGAAAAATTTATTGATTTAGGTATTTATAATCAACAGAAAAAAAGGTTTTATTCTAAAAGTGTAACTGTGTTGTGGTGCATATATGAAACTTATTTTGGATTTGATCAAACATCTAAGGAGATTAGAAAATTTAGATAAATTCAACGGGGGGTAACTCCCCTTTTTAACCACAAACAAAATGAAAGACTTATTTACAGATCAAGAACTAGAAGAGTTGCTGAAGGATTTAAAACCCATAGAAATTCACATGGGTGATTCAGAGATTCACACAGAAGAGATTACTTGGAGTGTAGGATGCATTGATATTTATGCTGATATTATTTGTGTAAGGAAAACCATTAGCGATCCCGACACATACGAAGAGTACGGATATATGAGAACCGATGATGGTGTTTATGAATATATTTTTGATATTGATGAAATGGCTATATATTGCGATGATGAAGATTGTTCAACATACGAGCAAGAATTAAGAGTTGTCATTCCTAAAATTAAATCTTTAATATCAATAGCATGAACAAGATACAGAACACACATGATGCGGAATATTGGAACATTGCACACCTTTGTTCCGAGATAGTTAAAAAATGGAATAAGATCAAACCCGAAAACGAAGAGATCAAAGCAGTAATGACTGCACTTGGAGAAATGTCTTTTTATGTTGCTAGGTTGCATCACGATGCACAAGCAAGGGATAAGGTTCTGCAAGAATACAAATTAGAAAGAAACAAATGGTGTAAAAGAGCAATGGATGCAGAACGCAGATATGACAATGTAAAGAAGTTAGAAGGCATTTAAAACTTTTGTTTAGTTGGTTAATTGGGGTAGTCAGAAATGGCTGCCCTTTTTTTGTGTTTAAAAATCACTTGGTTTTTGCGTTATATAATTATGAAAGCAAGTGTAACTGTACCAAGTCTATCTGAAATTACTTTAGAACAGTATCAAAGATTCTTGAAAGTTCAGCAAATCAACAAGGATGATGAGTATATCATTCAGTTGAAAATGATTGAAATATTCTGCAACGTAGATTTTAAGGATGCAAGGAATATCAAATTTACAGATGTCGAAAGGATTATAGAAAAGTTAACAGAAACTTTCCAAGAGAAACCTAATCTTATTAGAACATTCAAAATGGATGGGGTTGAATATGGGTTTATTCCTTCGATGGAAGAAATGACTTTTGGTGAATACATTGATGTTGACACATATCTCCCACAAGAGGATCAAATGCACCTTGCAATGAACGTGTTGTATCGTCCTATTACAAGCAAGAAAGCAGGTAAATATTCTATTGAGGATTATGACATAAACACAAAGGAAAGGATGAAACAAATGCCTTTGAACGTGATGTTATCAGCCACTTTTTTTTTGCAAAATTTAGGCTTGGAGTTACTGAGCGTTACGAGCAATTATTTACAGGAGGAAATGGAGAAACAACAACTCTCTCCGCAGGATTTGGAAAAAAATGGGGATGGTATTCAAGCATCTATGCACTCGCTCAAGGAGATATTGAAAGATTTGAAGGTATCACTTCCCTTGAATTAGATCAATGTTTAACGATGCTTACATTTATGAAAGAGAAGAACGAAGTGGAAGCACAACAAATAAAAAATAAACAAAGAAGATGAGCCAAGGAATCAGAGGTTTTTATCAAGTAACTAAAACACTAGAAGATCAATTACTTCTAGATGTAAACTGCAAGACTGTTACAACAGGTGACATATCAAATGTCAACTTGAACAAGCAGGATATCTTCCCCTTGTCGCATATCTTGATAAATAGTGTGACACAAAGTGATGACAATGGAAGTGGTTTATACACCTTTAACATTAGCATCCTTTCAATGGACATTGTAGATCAAAGCAAAGAACCAACAACAGATATCTTCAGAGGTAACGACAATACTCAAGATATTCTAAACACACAAATGTCTGTCAGTAACAAGGTAATCCAACTAATGAGGGGAGGCACTTTGTTTCAGAATATGTACCAAGTAAGGGGAGATGCTACATTTGAATTTTTTACTGAGAGATTCGAAAACGAATTAGCAGGAGTAACGGCAACTTTCAACCTAACCATCTACAACGATATATACATTTGTTAATGGATTATCTAGAATTAAATAAAGCATTAAATGGTTTTGGCAAATATGTCATTCAACAATCAAGATCAAACTTGACAAAGGGAAAAAAGAACTCTACAAGTGATTTGTACAATTCTTTAAAGTATGACATAACCGAAGAACAAGGTAATTTTCTTTTAGATTTTCTAATGGAAGATTATGGTGATTTTGTAGATCAAGGTGTAAGAGGTGCAGGAAGTAGTTCAAATAATAGAACGTCACCATTTAAGTTTGGGAGTGGTACAGGCAAAAAAGGAGGCTTAACCAAAGGTATTGAAAAATGGATTAAACAAAAACCCATTAAACA